CTAACACGCTGTTGCGCGCCCCGGCGATGCTGCCGCCTGACACGTTCAATATCAATACGGGGTGGTAAGATGCCCGCGCCGCGTTTCCTTGGGTATCAAGCCTTGCTTGGTGAGCCGAAGCCGATCAACTGGCAGGGCATCGGGCAGGCGTTGTGGGAGAGCAATCTGAACTCGCCCATTCGCGGTGCCTATAACCTGATGAACACGCCTTACGATGTTCTCGCGGGCGGTCCTTCGCCTGAAATGGATCAGGCTGTGGCTGACAGCTTCGACGCAGCGGGCGGCGTGACGGTTGGTTCCATGCCAATTCCGAAGCCGTCTAACTCGCTCACGATGGGCATTAAAACGTCTCTTGAGGGTGTGCGGGCAAAATATCCAAACGTGAAATTGGACGTTCACGAAACTCCGCAGGGCATAACGCTTTCGCGCATTGAGGTGCCGAAGGGGGAACGCGGCAAAGGCATCGGAACATCGGTAATGGCTGATTTGACTGCTATTGCCGATGAAACCGGGCTTCCGTTCGCCCTGTCTCCGTCTGGTGACTTTGGTGGTTCTGTCGGCAGGCTCAAGGACTTCTATAGCCGATTTGGCTTTGTCCCGAATAAGGGGCGCAACAAGGACTTCCGAATTAGCGAAAGCTATGTTCGCAATCCCTCACAGCCGCCCGCCCCCAAAGGTATCAAGGCTTACCACGGCTCACCGCATTCCTTCGACAAGTTCAGCATGGACAAGATCGGCACGGGCGAGGGCGCGCAGGCTTACGGGCATGGGCTGTATTTTGCTGAGAATGAAGACATTGCGCGCGGTTATCGGGACGCTCTGAAGCCGGGCAACGGCATCGGCCCGGAAGACACGGCATCCCGCGTTCTTGACGGTCACGGCGGCGACAGGGACGCAGCCATTGCCTCGCTGACAGATACCATTGACCGGGCCTTTGCGAACAACACGCCATATGAGGAAGTTCAACGCCTCATGCAGGCCAAGACCATTCTGAACACCGCGCCTGAAAAGGCTTCCGGCTCCATGTACGAAGTCAACATAGACGCCGACCCCAACGCCTTCCTTGATTGGGACAAGCCGCTGAGTGAGCAGCCGGAAGCGGTGCAGAAAGCATACAACAAGACGCTCAAGGGCAGTCTTGTGACGCGCGAAATTGGTAACAACGAAAACTTTGGACCGCTCACAGACGTTTCCGTTCCGGGTGGCGGATCGCTCGGCGTGTTTACCAAAGACCAGTTGCCAGACGTTCTGGAAAACCCCGCCAAGTATGCGCCTTTGACGGGTGGTGGTCTGTATAGTTCGCTGGTTGAAAACCATCACTTGAACGTCAATCCGCCCACGCCATTCCTCCAGAGCAAGGCAAAGGCAACGGAGAAACTGAAGGCGCAGGGCATCCCCGGCATCAAGTACCTAGACGCCGGATCACGCGGCGCTGGTGACGGCACCCGCAACTACGTTGTCTTCGATGACAAGCTCATCTCTATCGTCAAGAAATACGGCATTGCAGGCGCTTCCGCCATGCTTGGCTATAACCTTCTTGAGGGCGTGGACAAGTCCCAGGCCGCAGAACTCCAGCAGGCCGACACGCATCACCAGTACACCAATTGGCTCAACTCGGGGGGCATATAATTTGATACCCTTCCAGCCGTGGCTCCCTGACAGCGCAGACTTTGCCAGTGTTTCCTCAGAAGCATTGAACGTCATTCCGTCTTCCTACGGCTTCCGGCCCTTTCCGGGGTTCACAAACACTGCATCTGCCATCACGGCCCGCGCGCAAGGTGCTATCTCGGTGCGCTCCATCAGCGGAACGATTTTCAACTTCTGCGGCGATGCGACGAAGCTGTATAAACTCGCAACGAACGGCCTGTCTTGGTCTGACGTTTCCCGCGTCTCTGGCGGCGTCTACGCCACGGCGGCAGACAGCAAATGGTCATTCGCTCAGTATGGCGATTACCTCATGGCGACCAATGGGAACGATGATGTTCAGGTGTTCCAGTTGGGTGTTTCGAGCAACTTCGCGGCCCTTGGCGGTACGCCACCTGACGCATATTTCGCGGGCGCTATTCGTGAGTTTGGTGTTCTTGCCAAGACCTCCACGGAAAACAACCGCGTTCGCTGGTCTGCCATAGGTGACATTGCCGATTGGGTAGCCTCTGCCACCACGCTTTCGGATTACCAGGACTTGCCCGATGGCGGCTCTATCATGGGCTTCGTCGGCGGTGAGTTTGGCATCATCTTCCAAGAACGTGCTATCACCCGCATGTCGTTTGAAGGCCCGCCCACCGCGTTCCGCTTCGACAAGATTGCCAGTTTCCTCGGCTGTCGTGCTGACGGTTCCATCGCCGCTTTCGAGAACTTCGCGTTCTTCCTTGGCGATGACGGCATGTATATGATCCGGGGCGGTTCTGAGATTGTCCCGATTGGCGTCGAGAAGGTTGACCGCTGGATCGAAGAAAACATTGACGCCAGTTTCCTCCACCGCGTCACATCGGCCATTGACCCCGTAAACAAGCTGTACGTTATGGGCTTCCCGTCCATCAACGCGACCACGCCGGGAACGCCTGACCAAGTGGCAATCTATCACTGGCCCACGGGTCAGTGGTCACATGCTGCCGTTGACCACCAGATGATCTACGCGGCGGCAACGCAGGCCACCTACACCATTGACGGCATGGACGCGGCGTCTGCCACGATTGACGGTCTTCCGTTCCCGATGGACAGCCGCTTCTGGGCTGGCTCTGGCCGTCTGCTCCTGTCGGCATTTGATACCTCTAACCGTCAGGGCTACTTCTCGGCAGCCAACCTTGCCGCGACCATTGAGACGGGTGACACGCAATTGACGCCTGGTGGCCGTTCGCTTCTCAAGGGTCTGCGCCCCATCGTGGAAGGTTCCTCGGTGACGCCATCGCTGACGGTGGGCAAGCGCAACTATCTTAACGAGTCGATCACCTACGGCTCGCCCATTCCGGTCAACGCCTATGGCATCTGCAATGCGCGGGTGAACGGGCGCTATCACAGGGCGCGGATTACCATTCCTGCGGCAAGCCTCTGGACCTTTGCTCGCGGCGTGGATGACCTCAACTTTTCTGCCGTTGGACGGCGCTAATTCTCAGGAGAAACGATCATGTCGGCACGTGACAGTGAAAGCGGTTCAAGCACATACAAGGGCGGTTCTGGCCGCGCTGGTGGCCTCGGCAACGGGGGCATCGGCGGCGGCATGGGCGGCGGCGGCAACTTCGGCGGCGGCATGGGCGGCGGCGGTGGTCGCATGGGCGGCATTGGCAACCGCACGGGCCTGACCACGGGTAATTCCATGTGGGGCATTGCTGGCCGCAACGGCGTGACGTTCACAGGTCGCCCCGGTGGCTTTGCCCAGCAGCCGGGAGCCTTCGGGTTCCGCCCGGAGGCTGGTGTCACACGCGGCCCGCTCAAACAGCCCAAGGGCCTTCTGGGCAATCCTGCTCCCGCAGCGGTTCCCGGCGTCAATCCGGTTCCTGAGTACGTGCCTCAGTTGCCTGACATGTATTACCCGCCTATGACAACGCCGGAAACGGTTCCGGGTGTTCCTGAGCCTGCCTCTGCGCCGCCTCCGGGCGTGGCGTTGCCATCGGTACTTCCCAATACACTTTACGCCCGTTTCAAGGGGCAGAACTATCTGAACCAGTGGAATGGACGCGAGCAAGATAGATTGCTGGGGCGGGCTATGAATAACAATATATTCGGTGGTCGCCCTACTACACAAAGCAATCAAACCCGCCCCGGCGCGAACCCACGCGGATGGGGTGGATGGGCCAGCCCGTTCAGATGACAACAGCAGCAACCACGTACAATAGGAGGCGCTGAGATGGCTAAGACCCCCATGAAGAACAATCCCTTCGATATTAAGCAGATCGAGTGGGCCATCAAAAACTCTGGTGGCAGCGGCGCGGGCGGCATCTTCGGCGCTATGTCGGGAATGCCGTGGCAGCAGAAGCGCGGCAATCTGTGGATGACCATCGACCCCGGCAGGCGGGCGGTCTATCCGTCAGGCACAACGCCCCCCAACGGCATGGGCGGCGGTGGCCCGCAGATCGAAGACCCCGCACTTCCCCCGTTTGATCCGAACGACCCGAACGGTGATGGCAGCGGCAGCGGCAAGTTCGCTTGGCAGTTCCCGCAGTATTCTCAGTCGTGGGCATTCACACCGCCTGAACCGACCCCGTATCCGTATCCGCAGCCGTTTGACCCGAAGAAGTACGGCAACCCGTTCGCCAAGGATACCAAGAAGTGAACACAGATCGCCGCGACTTTGCCAAGTTTGCGCTGAAGTGGTTCCCCACGCTGGAGGATGCCACCAGCGATGATTGGCACTTTTTCCTCGACAAGGTGACGGGGCTGGACACGCCGCTGGAGATGCCGAACGCGAGCGCATTTGACCGCTGGCGGCAGGCTTTGGCGGCGCAGGGCTATCCGGCATTTCCATACACTGCCACGGACGTTGCGGCTGCGAAGGCCAAGGCGACTGCGATGCTGGCGGATGAAGAGAGGCGGGCGGCTTTGATTGGCAAGAGCCTGGAGGCTTTGGCTGTCGAAGCGCCGAACTGGACGGTCGAGGAAATGTTGTCCAGCGCGAAGGGGTGAGGCAATGACTATTCGCTCCTTCCTTCACTTTCCTCCCCCGCCGAATGACCCGTTCTCGCGGCGCATGTACGAAGTGCTTCAGCAGATTCGTTCCGGCAAACTAGAGGTCGTGGCAGAGGTAACGCTTACCGCTAGCGCCGCGTCCACGACAATCACGGATATTCGTATCTCCCCGCAGTCCGTCATCGTGTGGCACCCGCGAACAGCCAATGCCGCTGCAGAACTCGCTGCCGGGACGATGTACATCACAGACGCCAACATGGGCAGTGGAACAGCGACAATCACTCATGCCAACAACGCACAGACAGACCGTGACTTCCGTCTCGCAATCATCGGCTAAACGCATTCCCTGCCAAGGTGTTCTCGCTGATGACCTCGGCCTCGTCTGGAAGGACTGCGCCCCGCTGCTCATCCCGGCGATGCAGGACGGCACGACCATCGAACAGGTGCTCACTGCCATCTTCGTCAAGGATGCCCAGTTGTGGATCGGCTCCGACAACAACGAAATTCAGGTAGCCTGCGTCACTGAACTCATTCGGCGCGGCGGCTGTCTCTACTGCAATGTATGGCTCACGGGTGGCCGTGGCGTGAATAATTGGATTTACTTCCTCGAAACGATCGAAGCATGGGCGAAGGAACAGGGCTGCGATGCCATGTTGATTGACCGTGGCCGTAAGGGCTGGGGCCGCTTGCTTCCTGACTACAAGATTAAAACAGTTGCGCTTATGAAGGAAATTTAGCATGGGCGGTTCATCCGGTAACGATACCACCAAACAGACAACCAAGTCAGAGCCGTGGGGGCCGCAGACGCCTTACCTTAAGTATGGCATGGACGAGGCCACGCGGCTTTATCAGTCTGCGGGGCCGCAGTATTATCCTGGCTCCACCGTGGCAGGCTTCAGCCCCACGCAGCAGCAGGCGCAGCAGCTTGGCACTCAGCGGGCGCTTGGCGGCAACGCCTCGATGCGGCAGGCGGAAAGCGTCAACAGCGACTTTATGTCGGGCAAGTACCTCAACAGCGACCCGTATTCAGATCAGGTCTACCAGAACATTCAGTCCAAGGTTCTGCCTTCGGTGAACTCGCAGTTCATGGGTTCTGGCCGCTACGGCTCCAACCTCCAGACCGACACGGCTACCCGCGCCCTGACTGAGGCTTACTCGCCGTATGCCTCGCAGCAGTACCAGAGCGGCCTTGACCGCATGGGTCAGGCGGCAAGTATGGCTCCGACCTTCGCGGCGAATGACTGGACCGACATCAATGCCCTGTCGAACATCGGCGGTCAGCAGCAGCAGTTGGGCCAGCAGGAACTCAATGACGCGGCGGCGCGGTGGGACTACTACCAGCAGCTTCCCTACAACAAGCTCGGCCAGTATCAGAATAACATCGGCGGCAACTACGGCGGCACGACTGTCGGCAAGACCTCGACGCCTACGCCTTCTATGTTCCAACAGATCGCGGGCGCTGGAACGGGCTTGCTCGGTTCGTATCTCAGCGGCGGCTTCGGCTATTAAGGGGTAACGCACATGGCATTCACAATCCCCGGCCTTCTCGGCATGAACAACCAGCAGCCTGACCCGTATCAGTCCCTGCTCGGTGGGTACTACACTCCGCAGCAGGCCAAGATGGCTTGGCTTGGCGGCTCGCTTCAGGGCCTTGGCGCTGGTCTGGCTTCCGGCAAGTCAGGCGCATGGGCGCAGGGCCTTGCCTTGGGCGGCGGCGAAGGTCTGGACAACTACCGCCAGCGGGCAGTTGCAGCCAGCGCGCTCGACATGCGGAAGAAAGAATACGACTACCAGCAGCAGCAGCGTCAGGAAGAGGCAGCGGCTAGGCAGGCAGAGGAAGACGCACAGTCTGCGGCTATCGCGGGCCTTCCGCCTGAAATGCAGTCTATGGCTAAGGCGTTCCCTAGCGCGGTTATCCCGAATTATGTAAAGCAGAAATACTTCCCTGATCCGGTTGCCTATAACGAAGCGCCTCCGACCAAGACGATCTTTGACGAAAGCACCGGACAGGAACAGGTTGTCCAGTGGACGGGTTCGGGTTGGGCACCTATTGGCGGCAAGAAGTCGAGCCAAGACAACCGCGCTACGGCAACAGACAAGAAAGAGCTTTGGAAGTCTGAAGACGAACTTCCGGCTATCGACGGAACAATATCGTCTCTCGACAGGGCGCTTGAACTTAACGAGAAGACATTCACTGGCGTGACCGCTGGTGTTCGTGGGTGGGCTGGAACAGCCATTCCTGGGGCTGGAATGGTAATGGACCCGAACGCCGCAGCGGCCACCCGCGAGTTTAGCCAGATTATGTCATTGGAAGCCATCAAGTCGATGGCAGACACTCTCGCTGGCGCTACCACTGACCAAGAGTTGAGGCAGTTTGTTGAAATTCTTGCTGACCCCAGCACCCCGCCCGACATCAGGAAACGGACGATTCTCCGCATGAAGACGCTGGCCGAAAGACAGAAGGCAATCAAGACGCAGCGCGTTCAGGAACTAAGGCGTTCCAATAGCTACGGTAATGCGCCGCAGCCCGTTGTGACTGAAGACGGCTACACCATCGAAGCTGTACCGGAGAACTGACACGATGCCATCTTACATCATCACAGGCCCGGACGGCAAAAAGTACAAAGTCACCGGGGCTGACCCTCAGGGTGCGTACAACGCATTGAAGCGTCAATTGGGCGGCGGTTCGGCTGATGTTGGTTCGGCTGGAATGGCTCCCGACATTGGCGCTTCTATTCCCGATATTTCATTGCAGGCCGCGCCTGTAGGTGACGCAAGCCAGTGGAGCAGCGCAAAAGAGGGCATGGACACCCTCACGATGGGCGGGCAGTCAAAGTTGAACGCTGCGGGCGGTGCCTTGGTGCGTTCTGCATTTGATGTGGCGCGTGGCAACGGTTGGACTTGGGGTGACAATTACGACAAAATCCTACAAGAGCAGCGTGACAATCAGGCTGCGTACAACGAAGAAAACCCGATCGGCACGGGGCTTGGTCGCGCAGGCGGTATCATGATTGGCGTGGCGCGTGGACCCGCTTGGGCTGGTCCCGCTAAAGCGCCTGGGTGGGCAAGGGGGCTTCTCGGCGCTTCAGCAACGGGTTCCGGCTACGGCTTTATTGGCGGTGCGCTAGAGGATGCAAGCAGCATCGAAGATCGCACTATCAATGCCCTCAAGGGTACTGGCGCTGGTGCGCTGATTGGTTTTGGCGGTTATGGCGCTGGCAAGGTTGTTGCCAAGGGCGCTGAGAAGGTCAGCAAAGCATTCTCAACCGTCAACGCCCCTCCGCTCAACAAGGCGGA